ATGAGTACTGAACCTTATCCTGTTCTATCCATTCAATTGAAAAGAAACGACAAACCTGGCGGAGTCCTACGCATGTTTAAAGCAGAATTCGAAACTGTGTACCATTTTCCTGGTACCGATTTTGTAGCTGCTTACGTGCCTAATTGTCCTGACATGAAAGACATTCGGAAATGGCTTCCTTTAAGTCTTCCAACAGGTACTGCTGATATTCGCATTTTGTGGAGAAACAGCACTTCTGATATTGAAGCTGAGAAAAGTCTTGCCAGTTTTGGTACACATTCTCATAGTCAAATGTCTTTCCCCGGTTGTTCCTATAGTTCAAACAATCCTGTTTCGAATGAAGGCTCTTGTTCCTCAATGATCTTAGGAGCAGGAAAACAACCAACTTTGCTTGGTTTTCATCTTGGTTGTCGAGCAGAGAAGAAACTCGGTATTCCTACCGGAAAATGGGACTGTGTTGCTGGCACACTTACGCGTGCACAGTGCGACACAGCCGTTGACTACCTTCGGAAGCAATTCCCAATCGGAGTTAGTGGAGGAGACCTTCCAACCACGCAATATGGTATGGAAGTGCTTCGTTCTCCCAAAGCCCACGAGAAGGCCTATCCAGGTACCTTCGATGAAACAGCTGGTTTCGAGATCTATGGTAGCACACATGTCCGTGCTCAAACCAAATCGAGAGTGATTGATAGTCCTCTTAAACCTTTTATTAAGGAGATCTTTAAACCCGATGTCGATTTTGGGCCCCCACAAATGATTCCCAACTGGACACCATACAACACGACTCTTGATCATGCATCAAAACCTGAGATGAGTTATCCGCCTAAGCTTCTGCAACGAGCAAAAGAAGATTGGTTACGACCACTTCTTATCCTCGTAAAGAAACATGTTGCTGGGCCTAGTGAAGTTTTCAGGAAATTAACCTTGACTGAGAGCATTATTGGTGTTAGGGGCAAGCGTTTTATCGACCCGCTCGACATGAGCACTAGTATGGGCTTTCCCATATTAGGTCCAAAGAACGTTTGGTTCGAAGAGGTCCTTGATGAAAAGGGCACTTTGATCGATCGCATTCCTGATCCATCTATTGTTGAAGAAATGGACAGAATGCTGGCCTGTTGGGCCAAAGGTGAGCGCGCATACCCAATCATGCGTGCTTGTCTCAAAGACGAACCAACTCCTGTTGGTAAGGACAAAGTACGGGTTTTTCAATCTTGCCCAATTGCTTTTTCCATCCTTGTCAGACAGTATTTCTTACCTGTCATCCGCTTTATCGGTTGCCATCCTAGAGAAACTGAATGTTCAGTTGGCATCAACTGTTTTAGCCCCCAGTGGGAAGAACTGATGACATATGCCGAGAAATACGGTACTGAACGCACTCTGGCCTTCGACTATTCCAAATATGACATTACTTGTTGTTCTCAGGTGACTGCCATGGCTTTGCAAGCCATGATAGATCTTGCTGAGGAAGGTGGATATCCTGTAGAGGATCTCACTATTATGCGAGCAATGTTAACCGAAATAGTCCACCCAATGATTGATTGGAATGGTACGCTATTGCAATTTTTCAGCATGGTGATTTCTGGAATCAATTTGACAGTTCAAATGAACTCTATAGCTAATTCTTTTTACATGCGCATGCATTTCTTTGCAATGTATAGAGATGCCCTTGATTTCAGGTCTGCCCAAGCCGTTACCACTTATGGTGATGATGGCTACGGTACCGTGCATCCCGACTATCCTAAGATAACTTTTACTAGTTATCAAGCATGGTTGGCTAAGTATGGTAAGAAGATCACCCCTCCCGATAAGACAGCGGAGGCTGTCGACTATCTCCCTGGTTCCGATTTCCTTAAAAGAAATTCCGCCTACATTCCTGAAATTGGAATGC